TCATACCTGTTATGAGTTATGATCGATACTGCGATGGTCATTTGTGCAATATTAAAGTCTTTGCAAACTTCTTGCTATTCGCTAAATCTGTTTCAAGTTTGTTTATCAGGTTCATCCGATAAATAACAGCGTCCATAAGTTGACACCATTCTTCACCCATTGCTTCACGGATTTCAGCTATTTCAGCTTCTAAGATTAATATTTCTTCTTGCTTTGTCATTTACAATTTTTTAAATGTTTAGTATAATTTCGTGCATTTGTCTTTCCCCATCGGTACATATGAAGCACATATAAACCTTGTGCAATGCCAACCTTGCCGCCTTTTTTACGTACAGCATTCGTAAACTCAATATCCAAATGTATAGACTTTTCTTTGAAGCCTCCGACCAATTCCCAAACAGATTTCGGAAACAGCATAAAAACCCCTGCTAACACATGGCTAACAGGGGAAACAACAAAACTAAACAAATCTAAAAAAGTCTGTCTGTGTGCAGTAATGCTGTCGTTATCGTACATGTTTGGCACAAGTTGGTCTTTTGTACCTAATCGGTTTGTTTTGCACCCTATGAGGCTGTAATCGCTGTTATTTGCGACAATCTGCTCTATCAGTTCGCCTGATCCATCAAAAAGTAATGTATCTTGGTCTCTTAGGCATATCCACGCATCATCAGGAAGTAAACTAATCATGTCGTTTATTCCCTTTCCTATGTTTCCTGTGCAGAATGGTGTAATGTGGTATATCATTTTTTCTTCATTGCGGCCGCCTCCCGTTTCGTTCTATCCGTACACTCATCAAGTAACAAAAAGAACTCCATGTAATGCAACGCCCTTATTTCACTTAATGACCATTTGGTTATTTCGGTCACATACATAAACGTCTTTATCCACCTCTTCCTGCTCTCTTCGGCTTGGTCTGTCCACCCTTTTTTCCTGTATTCTCCTTGTTTAACACGGAATCGGTAAGAGCTGTCAAAGTCGGTATTTCCAGCATTATCTTTTCCAATGCTTCTACTTTTAAGTGATCGGTGAAGCCTATTAGAAAATTCGAGGCTAAGTGAAAAAAACTTATGACATTAAGACCCTCCACTTTCCAATCGTTTATTTTTCTTAATGCTAAATCTTCATCCCACGTTGCCAACTCTTCATCTTCTGTGTTACAAAATAACGTGCAAAACATAACCTGTGAAGGTACGCGGCTGTCACCCTGCTTTTGTATCGCAGTCATCTGATTAAATGCGATAGTCGAAGCCTTATGATGTGCTTCTAACAAATTGTTTCCTTTTGTCAAAGCGTTAAACACTTCTAAGAAAGCGTCAAATATACCTTTATATCCAACGCCAAAACCAAGCTCTAAGCCTAATTTTTCATACATTGAATAGCGTTCAATAGATAGCTTGTTGAATTGGATAAGGTACTTTTTGCCATTAGCCATAAACTCGCCAGAGTTCAGATCGATTGTTTTCATAAGTGCCAGAGTTTATTAATCAAGCCACCCAAAACAATAGCACCTAAAGCCGTTAATATCCAAAGGAATGATGATAATCCAAAAGCAAAAACGCCCCACCATAAACCGACCTGACCTGACACACAAAAGACACAAAAGACTTTACTTAAATCTTTGTTGTACTTTACTTCTAACTTGTTAAAATACTTTCGGATGAAATCAAAAATATGCCCTTCCTCGGTCAACACATTACTCCATGCGTTCCCGATAACGGCTGCAAATAGAATTACCTCGTAAATGTTCATTGTTTTTGTTGTTTAATTTTGTAAAGATACTAAATTCTTACTTTTTTAGTATGCAATCCTTTTTTAGAAATATATCCATCTTTTGTTGGTATAAATACTTCTTTTTTGTCGTTGTACTTTTTGTAGTCCTCATGGTAACCTATCATCACTTCACCAAACACACGTTTCATTTCATCATAGTTCATTTGCTCCCTCATCTGCACTATTTCGGTTTGCTTTTGTCCGATACTTAACGCCCTGTTTTCTGCAACTTCACCAACGCCCCTGTGCTTATAAACGCCTTTATTCATTGCAGCAAGTTCACCCTTGTAAGTACTCGAAGCAGATGGATTCATGATAGTTTCATTACCACCTAAATTCAAAACGCTCTTTCCGTCTGAATCTACTACTACATATGCCCTTTGTCCATCTCGATCAGATTTACCATTTAAAAATTGTGTCATCGGACCCCCTGTGTAAGCTGATTCATTCGCTAATTCATAAGCCTGTGCTCTTGTTTTAATGAACAAAGCTATCATTGCTGCAATAGAAACAGCAGCTAAGCCTATACCAAGTCCTCCAAGCGGCGAAAATGCTTGTATAATGTTTGCGGATGAGGTAATTAATGCACTGCCCTGCTGTAAGTTATCCGCATTTAACTTTTGTCTTATTTCTTTCTTCCTTAATTGTTCTTGCTTTTCAAGTGCTTGTTCTTGTTGGATTCTTAGTTTATCGTATTCCGTTTGCCTAAGTTGTAATAAATTTGAACTTCCTTTGGCTGCATTATCATATTCGATTTCTAATAACTCCTTTGATTTATCAACACGTTCCGTTAAACTATCTATTAATTTTTGATTACGCTCAATTTCTGCTTGAGTATTTGCTATTATTAAGTTTGAAATTCCATTAAATAATTGTGAAACTGTATTTGCAGCCGTTGTTATTGCTTTTTTTGCCTCACTTTCATCAATTCCAAATTGGTCAATAAGGAACTGCTCCATAAAGGTAGGCTTCTCTTTTTTGGTAGTTGCTTGGGCTTTATTTAATTCATTTTGTAATAAATCAATGTCAGTCTGTGCTTGTTTTTTTCTTGCTGCACCTTCTGTTGTATTGTCGTTTTGTAATAAATTTAACCTTATCTGTGCATATCGCAATCGTATCTTTAATATTTCACGCTCTCTATATTCTTCTAATGTTAAATTTGTATCAGTTGATTTATTGATAAGCCCTACCCTTCGTACTTCGTCTTCCTCTAAGAAGTCGTAATATTTATTAACGCCGTCCTTTAGATTTTCAATGCCTTCTTGCTGTTTCTTTAATTGCTCTCCATATATCTCCCCTGATGATTTTATTGCATTTCCAATTATTTGTGAAGTAAGGTCATTAACTTCCTTTGCTGTATTTTCATTGACGTTTTGCCTTAACTCGTTTAGTCCGTTTTTAACTTCCTGTGACAATGTTTTACCTGCCGTCTTAGCTAATCCTTCCAACTTTTTTTGAAGTGCATCTATATCATCTAAAGCGTTCTTATTTTCGGCTTTAATAAGTTCAAAACCTTCAAGTTGTGCGGTGTTTGATTGTCTTACCTTTTCATTAAGTGATTCAATCGCTTTCTCCAAATCCTCAATGGCTTTTTGCCTGTCAGATTTGCCCGTCTTTGTTCCTGTCCCAAAATTAGTTCCCGTTATTTTACCAACTGCATTTGCCGTCTTTAGTGCATCTTCTGTCAGCTTGTCAAGACTTGCATTGTCTTCATTATATCCAAGTGTGGCTAATGCACTTAAATACTCTCCTTTTAATTTTTGATTTTCAATAGATGCCTCTAAAGCAATTTGCCTAAACCTTTTTTCTGCTGTTATTGCATCCCTAACGGATGTTCCTGCATCTAACACAATATTTCCCTGACTATCACGTGTGGGATCAAGGCTAACACCTGATTTCCTTGCTTGATCTTGAAGCCTTTTGATATTCGCTTCCCTTGCTTTTATCTCATCCTCATTTGCCTTAATTGCATCTTTAACATTCTGCAACTTCAAAGCCAAAGATGAAGCCTCTTGATTGCTAAGCAATAACTTTTGTTTTATTGCAGTCTTTACCGCTTCTGTATTAAGCAATAACGCCCCTGTTTCCTTATCTATACTTACAACACTATCTCCAAAGGCATCTCTCATTTGATAAGTAATTCCTATCAATTCTTCTTTTTCATCGGCTGTTGCTTTTACCCCTTTTTTCGCCAACTCCTCATATCTATCAAGTAATACTTGCCCTGATTTCGCTTCCCTGTTTGCTTGTTGTGCAGCTTCGACCGAAGTTTGTATTTGGTCTTCTTCGCTATTGATTAAGTTTTTTAACGATTGTGTCAAGTCTGATACAAAACCCGCCGCACCTTTAAAAACAGGACTAAAAACATCCGCTATAACTTTTAGTAATTGCTCTGTATTATCCGCTAAGTTTGATAATGTACCTCCAAGTGTTTTACTAATCGCATCCATTGACCCAGCAACACCCTGTAATCCACCAAATGCAATAATAGCTTGTCTTATCGACTCACTGTTTTTATCAACTACTACAGTCTGATTTTTAAACGATAATGTTACTTTATCACCTGCCTGACTTGCTTTTATAGCAAATTCCTTCAATCTCTCGAATTCCCCTGTAGTTGCATCAAGAACTGCCTCCGTCAATTGACCAAAGTCTTTTCCAGTTGTAGCTGCCAAATCACCTAACTTAGTCATTTCTTCCTGTGTAGGCTTCAATCCCCTATTAGTATATTTTATAAAACTATCTGTTAACTCATCAACTGAAAATGGCGTTGCAGAAGCAAATTTAACAATGTCTTCCATTGCCTTTCTTGCAAGTGCCTGACTACCTAAGCTGTTGGTCAATACAGCCGCATATTTCTGATACTTTGCCGTTGCTTCAACAAGTTTTGGAACTATACTACCTACTGCACCCGCCAAAGCACTAAATGCACCCGCCGCAATAGCACCGACCGCTGAACCACCTGCAACTTTCCAAAATCCCAAACTTGAAGATGAAGCATCTTTAAATTTCTTATCAACATCATTTACCTTCTTTCCTATTTTGTTAGCAGAATTATCCGTTTGTTGCTGTGCCTTATTAGCTGCAGTCCCAACACTATTAAAACCTACCTTCATATCTGACAAGGCTTTTATTGCATCCCTGTCATCAATGGTAATAATATAATTTACATCTGCCATTTACACTAATATTGAAGCCCTCATTATGTTTCCTCTTGTCCTACACGTCCAACAAGTGTTATATTCTCTTGGTATGTTATTTGCTAACCATTCCAATCTATCGCCGATCATCTTAGTTAAATGGTTTCTTTTGCCGTACAAAAACTCTTTTTCTAACAATGTGTACCTGTTTATCTGTGAACTTGACAATATAGATCCGATAACAGCCCTGATTACATATGCCTGATACGTCTTTGCAACCGTCCTAAACCATCCGTCAGTTAAATACAAATCCATGTCAGCACATAAAAAAGCCTGTAAATTATCGCATGTCACATAGGTATTAAGCACCATCCCATAAGCTAATCCATTTGTAACATCTTTAAACTCATAGTACCTTTCCAATCCTTTATGTTCACCACATCCACCGCATTTTAATTTATTATTTAGTGGTAAATCATTGTTTACAGTCGGATCCCACGTTATCCGGATTGTTTTATCCGTCATGTACGTTTTATTGACCGTTGTAAGCGTATTTGGAAGCACCTCAATAGTATCTAAAATTACACCATCTTCATCTTTTACATACACATCTCTTGCAACGCTTGGATTAATGCCTACCGTCATTGCTAAGGTAATCTTCTGAATGGTAAATGTACCGCCCTTAATACCCTTTGTTTTTAGCGTAAAACCTGCATCTGTGACCGTATTTCCCGTTAAAGGTACATTTGACTTCAACTTACCTATAATGTCCGTAAAGGCCTTGTAACTGATTCTATTCTTTAACTGAACAACATTTTGCAGTTCTGTTAAAAAAGTGGTTTCCGCTTCAAGTCTTGCCCTCGTTGCAAGTGTTATCAAATCACCTTCGCCACAATCCAAGCTCGATTGAGGAAAAATCAACGGTACACCTATTTCTAAATCATCAATATACAAATTGGTGTCAACTACCAACTCATCATTATCAATACAAGGACAATCATTAGGCGACATTCCCACAAGTCCGGTCAAACAACCCATAATATTTAGCTTTTAATTTTTTTAAATCAATGTGAGGTAACTACATTTTTTAGCGATGTCCTCCCTTAATGTGCTCATTGTTGTTATTATTTATTATTGATTAATCCTATTTCTTAAATACCTTGTAAATGATAAAACCAAATACCGGGATGAAGTAAAGTGCTACTTTCCACCCTTCACCATTTATTCCATCAGGATTTAAGTTCAATGGATCCGAAATTGCTACGATTAGACAGACCGCAAATACAGCAACCATGATTAATATTCCTTTTACTGTGTTCATGTTATTATTTTTAATGTTATTGCTAAAAGTAAGAAAATTATTTTAAAAGCTAATTGCAAGTATGGCTTATCATGCCAAAACTTATCTATTTTACTTGTACTACCTATATATAATATTGGTAGTTTCCTAAAGTAATTCAAGGCATAATCAAACACCAAGTATAAAACCGCACTAAATAGGACAAAATCTGTCCAATCTGTTGACATTGCAAGTACTACAAATAACCTCAAAATCCATCTTGAAAAATGACTTTCAAATCTATATCCTGCATTGAGATATTGAGCGTCAATTAGTGCGAATAGTATTGTTATTGGTAGTATCATTTTTTTTTGATGTTATGTGATATATTTTATTAAAAAAGGGAGGGAAACAATTAGCTTCACCTCCCTTCTATTTTAGATTTATTTAATCTGCTTACTACGTAGTCGGAGTAACTTGCTCAAAATACAGAATACCTGTATCTCCAGTTACACACGTTGCAGGGCCTACTGCAAATCCACCTGTAAAGATGAGTTGTACCTTAGCCGCTAACCTTCTACGGTTATTAAACCCGATAACACACGCTAACTGCATCCAAGCGTCATAATAGATTGGTGTTCCGTTCTTGTATTTAAGATACAAAGAAGGCTCTTTCCAACTATATTTATCACCGTCACCAAATGGACGCACATCGGTATGGTCTACATCATTTTTTGACCATAATATAACGTTGTTTGGATCGAACATAAGCAACTTGCCTACACCATCACCAACAGCCATTAAGGATACCGGATCAAAATACCACTTACCCCATTGATTGAACAATGAAGCCTCGTTGTAAACCATTCCACCGTTGTTGTTGCCTGATTGAGCAACAATCTGATCGGCTTGCCATGTTCCGTCTCCAATTACTATCGGATTCACAATGTTGTTCACCTGTGTGATAACATACATTTGAGAAAGCGTTAACGGTCTCAATGCAGGATCACCCGGATACAAATACGGATCGCCTGATAAATCCCATCCTGGAGGCTCTTCACCCGGATAAGAACTCGCAGGGAACAACTCAGCGTACATAGCCGCTAAAATCCTTTCCGACAATTCTTTTTCAATCTGATACTTAGCGTTCAACATAGCCTCAGCCATCTTGTCTTCATAAGTAAATAGATCGTTACATTCGTCATCCGTTACGGTGAACGACTTGCTTAGACAAAGATTGTTTGGAAGCGTTTCTGCTACTGACTCAATCTCCGGTCCTGTAATATCACATACCGCAGTGAACCCCTCGTCAGCGCAATCAACAACAACCTCATCACAGGCTTTTAACCATGTAATTTTAACACCTGTACATTCACGCCCGGTCATTACGGGTATTGGTCTTGCAGTCTGATTTTCCAGCACTGCTTTGACGGTTTGTAGTCTACTGTCATTTCTTTGACTGTTGACCCTTGCGCCCCCTAAGAATATCCGATTTTGCTTTAAAAGCACTAAAGGCATCTGAGAGGCTGAAAAATCACCTGCTGCCATAAATTTTCTTATTTTGTTTTAAAAATTATTAAGAAGATGCTACAAAAGCACCATATTCTTTTTCGATTACATCAAGTTCTTCTGTAGTCTTTGCCCCTGCTATTGCATTGTTAAAGTCTTCGATTGACTTGATGTTGTATTTTGAACCTCCTGTTCCTGTAGGCTTAGTTTTGCATGCTCCAGCCGGATCACGATCAGTTCCGTTTTTAACATCATAGTAATCCATTCCTACCTTTTTAAACAAGTCTTGAGCGGATATAGGATTTCTTACGTCATCCATCAACCTCTCTTTCGTTCCTTTAATAAGTGGAATAAATTCACCGTTCACAACCTCATAATCTGCGATATTCAAAAGCTCGTCAATGAAATTATCATTTACCCTTTGCTTACCACTTACCACGAAATTGTTTTGCTCTAAAAACTCAAGTGCGCTCTTTCTGATTGAACCTGATAAAACATTGCGTTCCGTTGTACTTTTAAATGCTTCGTATTCGCTTTTAATAGTCTGTTCAGATTGCTTTATCTTCTCAATGTCCTTTTCGAGCTTCTCGATCTTTTTAACGCTTACTTCATCTGCACCGGAACTTAACTTTCCTGACTCGTGGATCTTTTCTACTAAGTCTTCAAAGTCATCGAATGATTCGATACTGTACTTTGATTTTAGTTTCTTTTCCTGTTCAGTAAGGATAAGGCTTCGCTGCTTCTTTTCTGCGTCAATCCGTGCTTTAGATTCTGTTTCGGCTAACTTTTTACCGAAATTGTCATTCAATAGCTTTTCAGCTGCTTTGGCAAATTTCTCGCCTTCAAGGTCTTTTAATACTTCCTTGACAGTATCCTCGTTTTGTCCGGTCAAACGACTAAAAACCCCTATTAAATCTTCCATTATTGGAATCTATTTGGTTACGTAGTTTTCTTGTCTTCTACCTTTGTTTCAGACTTTTTTACTGTTGATTCAGGTGGAACGAATCCTGCCTTATCTTCTTTTTTGTTAAATTCTTTAATAACTCCAAAAACATTAAATCCAGGCTTTTTTATCATACGGAGAAACTTCTCTTTCTCCATCTCGCCCGTCTTACCGTTCTTGTAGTTTTGGTATGTTACCCACTTACTCATATCCTAATGCTTTTAAGGCTTCCAAAATATCATCTTTCGGCTGTGCTGTTTTTACATCCAAATCATTTTCTTTGATGAACTCCTTTAGTTCCCTGATACTTCTATCAGCTAATGGTTCTTTTGATTCCGGAGCTTTAAATGGTTCTTTTGATTCCTTTGGTACAAATGAATTTTGAACACTCGATTCCAACTCGTAACCCATTTTTGGATATGTTACACCGTTGATCGTTTTCGTCGGTAGTAACTGCCATGTCCTTAATGTAAATTCCCTTCTTACAGGATTTCCATCGGGCTTTCTATGTACCCTATGAACTGCTTTAATTTCTTGCATTGTTTAGTTTTTTGTTGTTATGTTGTTTGTCCTGAACTCAACCATGAATCTTGGCGTGGTGGATGACAGAACGCCCTCCATGTAAATACATATTCTTGTCTTGAATAAGTGCCTTCGCCTCTATCAAGTGGTGAATCTGCTTTAGATATTGAACCCTCAATACCATTTTCAAAGTCACCGTATGCCTTACCTCCTATTGTGATAGGCCATCCAAACAACTTAGGCAAACATTCAAGTTTACGCATAAGCTCGTAATGGTCATCAGAATCATCCATATCAGTAAAGTTGATAGTGAATGTTTTTTTGTCCTTTAGGATTACTCTTAACGGCCCTATTCTCGTTCCGCTTTCCGGAATTGGCATATCGCCTACACCAAGCAATGCAACCCCATTGGGAGCGACAAAAGTCTCAAGGACATCAGGCGAACTGAAATCAGGACTTTGTATTGCCGGAATATTTGTATTTGTTGGATCAGGAACTGAAAAGAGAATATATGCTATCTCACTTTCATTCTGAAGGGGTACACAATTAATAACTACCTCTGGTAATTCAAATTCGGTGCAACTGTCACAAGCTACGCAATCGTACATAGTTTTCTTTTTTTCTTGTGACAAAGATAAATTACTGTTTCCCTTTATGATAGGTTTTAAAAACCAAAAGTTAAGGCATAAAAAAAGCCGCTCAAAATGAACGGCTCTATCACTGACATAATATCATCGCCAAAGCAAACGATATTCTTACAAGCAAAGCATGTACTATTGTACTACTTTAGCGCTTGTGGGCTGTGTCCTCAACCCGAATCTTTTTATATTTTGTGCAGCCAGAATGTCTCTGTCGTGCGTGGCATTACAGCTATTGCAAGTCCAAGTCCGTTGGCTTAGATTAAGTTCATTATTAACTTTACCACAACTGCACATCTTACTTGACGGCTCAAACATTCCTATCTGTAAAATATTTTTGCCATACCAATCTGCTTTGTATTTAAGGAATGTTTCAAATGTACCCCAACTTACATCCGCAATATGCCTTGCAAGTTTACGATTCTTTATCATTCCTGCGATATTCAGGTTTTCAATGGCAATAGAATCATACTCATTGACTATCTGAGTACTTAATTTATGTAGAAAATCCTTTCTTTGATTGGTTACTTTGTCATATATTTTAGCAACCACTTTCTTTTGCATTAATCTTCTATTTGATCCTTTCTTTTTTCTGGCAAAAGATCGTTGAGCAACACGTAACTTTTTAAGAGATTGTTGCAAAAATCTATTGTTATCTATTTTTGTACCATCTGACAGTATAGCGAAATGCTTGATACCAAGATCAATTCCGATTGTCGTGCCCTCTGATATAGTAGCTAATTGTTTCTTTGACTGTGTTGTGTCAACTAAAACAGAAATGAAATACCTGCCTGTCGTAGATTTTGATACAGTAGCTTGCTTAACGTTGCCTGTGAAACTTCGATCCCTGTTAAAAGAAACCTTTCCGTATTTAGGAAGCGTTACTGTCCAATTATCAAAATCGACTTTTATAGCAATTGGTATGCGAAAAGACTGTTTCCCATCCTTCTTTTTGAACTTTGGAAACCTTGCACGACCTTTAAAAAAATTGGTAAATGAATTGTCAAGATTTGATATAGCTTGTTGAAGCGATTGGCTTGGAACATCGTTCAGCCATAAAAACGCTTTCTTAAGTTCTGGCAATTGTTTTATTAAATCAAAACATGAAAGATTTTTGCCAGATTGGTATGCTGTATTCTTTGTTTCTAATGCAAGATTATATACAAATCTGCACGATCCAAATGCGCCATTTAACTGTGACTTCTGCTCATTTGTTGGTCGCAATTCGTATTTATAGGCTCGTAACATAAATCAAATATAATATATTTATATGAAACAAAGAAACATTTAACGCATAAAAAAGCCGTGCTAATTACACGGCTTCTATCAATAACAAATGAAATGGAAATGAGCGTAAAATATCTAAACTTTAAGATTAAAATAGTTGTAAGCTAATAAAGTCCCTGATCCACGTCCTTTTGTGGGGACTTTTAGTTTTTCTTTCATCGTGGTCATTAATTTACAACTCTGAGCAAATATAGTCTTTTTATTTAAAACAAACCAAAGGTATTACATCACAAACTTCTTTAGCAGGTCGTGTTTCTTTAAGTATAAATATAGGTTCATTTCTGCTTCTTTTTGAGTAGTAAAACCCTTTGATCTTCTAAGCCTTTTGTTTACTATGTATTTATTCTTTTCCTTATTAACACAAACAATGCACCTATCTTCAATTAAAAAGTCTACATCTGACATTGTGTAAAGCCATGATTTAGTACAATCCAATACGAATTGACCACCATTCATGTTTTTCTTTATTGCCATTATTGAATAAAGTAATATGATGTATGATATATTAGATTTTTTCATAGCGGATAACAATATTCCCCTAACTTGGCTTGGCTGTCTAAAGCTTAAATTGCGCTTTCCTTCTTTGTGTATTAATCCATGACATTTTTCACATAATGTTTTCAAATAACGATTGCTAACCTCCCACGGCAAACCATCATATTTCTCATGATGAACATGCAATACAACACCCGTAGCAGAACAGTGCATACAAGTATATTTATCCCTAATCAATATCTCTGTACGCTTCTTTTTCCAACGTGGATCTTTTAATAATTCACTATAAGTTTTTGACATTGCTATAAAATAAAAAAGCCCTGACAATATCTTATACCACTACGAATAAGATAAAATCAAGACTTATGTTTTTAGTTAGGGTATAAAGTAGTGGTTACCATAACGATTCAAAGATAAAAAAACTTTGTCAATTCACATAAAAAAGTCGGACAATTATTATCATCCGACTCCCTAAACTCAAATTATGAAAAGAAACTAAACCCCTACCAATTGTCGATGATGTCAAACATCTTTGCTTTTATTTTGTCCTGTTCATTTTCGCTAAATGGACATTGAAGAACTGGAACACTCGAAACAGAATCATAGCTTTCAACTATTTGTAGCTCTAACATTACGCCAAGTGCTGTTAATTGCTCTGTGTGCTTTGATAGCTCTTCGCTTGAAATCTTTTTTACCTTAACCTTTGTAGTTACATCATTTTCCATGCTTCAAGTATTTTGCTATCCTGTTTCTCTTTTTTCGCATCCAATTTAAGAAAAACTTTTTAATCTTTTTAGGTTTATTTAACATCATCAATGTAAAGATAATTATTTATTGCTATATCTTTGAGAAAAAATAACAATGAAAAATCTACTACTTTTTGTTTTAATCGGACTTACTTCATGTACAGAAGATAAACCTTCATGGCTAACCGATAACGATCCTGAATATTGCTGGTCTTGTGAACACATAACACAAACAGATACTTTTTATTCCGATGAATGTAATCTTACAATATCTGAAATAAGGGCATTTGAAAGACACAATTCACCTTCCGGAACTCGTGTTTATTGTGTGAGGAAATAAAGCTATTTCGCTAACCATAGACCGCCCATTATACCAGTTCCAACTCCTGCAGCAATCCAAGCCAAAGTATTATTCAACTTACTTCGTCTTTGATCTTTTGCAGCTTGGTCAAGTTCCTGCTTTAACCTAACGTTTTCAAACTTTTGGAAGTTGAGCGCACCTGTTGTCTTTTCGTTAAGTTCCTCATAATTGCGGATTAAAACTGTTTGTTCTTGTGCCAAGCTATCTTTATTTTCATAAGCTGCCTTATATGTTGATGACAAATCAATCGTTTTTTGATATCGGTACTGCTGCAATGTGAGATAATCTGTTTGAGATATTTTAAGACCTACAGATGTATCGCTTACAATTGGTTTTATTCCTGTTGAGTCTTCAATCCATTTTGCAAATACCTGAACCCTCGAATGTGTATCTAAGGCATTAAACAAATTGACTTTTTGTTGTTCATAAACAGTAACAGTAACTACCTTTTCTTTTACTCTATATTCAGGGATCTTCTGAACTCTTATTTTTAAGCTGTCAATAATATGAACCAAGCTATCAATTGAACTTTGATCTACATAAGCAGGGTAACTAATCGGTTTAGGGTTTGTTTCACGTGCTGTATAATATCCTGTTCCGAAAGCCAATAAGCATAGGATTAAAAGCCATAGCACTTTCCTCCACATTGCTTTAGTTTCAGGATCGATGTTTTTAAAGTATTGTCTTAAATTCATTCTATTCTTTTTTGATCGAGTAGGTCAATAGCAAATTGTAAGTGAGCTACAATTACTGAAATGATTATGATATAAATTATTGTCATATTTGTACGTATGTAGTGCCTTTGATGAATTTCTTAGCGTTATGCAATGCAAGTAATTGTTTCCAACTATAACCAAAGTCATATTGAAAGTGTGGAGCGTCAAATAATGTCTTAAAATTACCGCCCCAAAACCAACCTTTTGAAATAAGGAAATCTATTACAGTTCTCCAATCGGATTTACCATTCTTGTCTCCATCTCTTTTAAGGTCATAAGATGCTTCCTCAAAGTTGCCGTCACCGTTTTTATCATAAAGCATTACAATATCAAAAGCGAGGCCATAATTATGGATGGATTGACCGGCATCTGCATTTGTAACCTTTGGCCGCTTTAAAAACAATTGATGCTGTTCTGCAAATGTCCTTAGCGAATAAGTAATCCTTAATCGTACACCTTTGCCTAATAACTTATTGGCTGCCAAATAATCATCGATAGCTTTTTGTCTGACTTTGGGGTGCATTAATTGTAATCTTTCAAGTGATACTTTATCCATTATCCTTCTATTATTTCTTCGTTTTTAATTGGTTTGTCCGGTACAGTTTCATCAGGCGTTACATTGTTACCACCTACATTATTCATTATATTCTCCTTATGCTTATCAATGCTTTCCAATATATTCAAAAGCAACCCCTGTGGAATAGCACCTATCAAAGAAGCGTTTTTAAGCGCACTGATTAACTGAAAAATGATTATAGGTAGAAACACCGCTTCTGATAGCCAAAAAGCGGATGAGTGGCTTTTTTCAATGGATAAAACAACAAATAATATCATCCAGTAAGAAACAAGGTAATAAACTACTTTCATTGCCCTGTTTACCCTAAATCTACCAAACTTGATAGCCTTAATAACCCCGAAAACGAAGTCAATAAACACCACAAACGATATTGCCCGGAACATATCAATGTTTTCCAGGATAATGACCTGCATATATCCAAGCATGGCAGAGATAAACCCTACCAAAACCTTGATTACTATTCCATAATAGTTATTATCTCCCAAGTATGTATATCGTTTCATGATGACCTGATTTATTATTAAATACAGGTGTGATGTGTTTATTTTATCAACTTATCCAATAATATGTAAAATGCAGGGGAAAGCTTTGCCGGACAAACAGACATCTTTGCCTTGTCAATCTTAGCCAAAGTAAATTCAACCTCCTGATTCATAATCTTTTCATATTCGGCATTAAGAATATCCGCACCTTTTTGAGTCCATTTGCCGTCTGCATCTTTGCCTCCGTCTTTTGAGGCTTTTAATTCAGCTGCTTTTAGCATTGACGTAGTGGCTTCATTTTCGGTTTCATATGTCCTTAACGGTGTGTACCATTCAGCACTATCCGTAATGTTGGCAAATTCGCTCAATTGCGGCTTAATGCACGTTACCAATTCGCCTACTTCTTTTCTTTTTAACTTGAATTTCAATTCTGTTGTTTTTTCTTCTGACATTGTTTTTTTTGTTGTAAAGATAATTAATTATGTTGTTTTTATACTGGCCCCATGTCCATAGCTTTCATATGGCATTTTTGAACCGTTATTCCTGCTACTGTTGCCGTTGCTCTGACGTAAATAGATGTTACGCCGGCCGTAGTTCCCTGTAATACAAAAGAATACTCCTTTGTGTCGTTTATAACATCATGGTTTACTATGTAGGCGCTATCTTGAACAACCCCCGATCCATTATAGACATCAAATGTTATGTTTGGAGTTGCAGCAACCCCCGATGTAGTTACGAATTGTACTGTTACTGTAATTAAATGGTATCTATCTTGTGCCGGAATTGTTAGATTTCCACTTACTGTTGTATATGGTCCCCCTGCTGTTTGTTGAACCGTTGAACCTGATATTTTTGTCGGGCCGCCTCCTGCCGTAACACCTGTATTTGTTGTTTTTGATATCCATCCTATTACATTACGTATATTTTGATCGCTGTCAAGTTTAACAAGCCCCGAAGCGTTTACGTACATATATTTATCTGTGCTTACCTTCGTGTCTGCTGACCTTGCAGAAGTATAAGCGGGTAGTATAATATCAGTTCCGCTTACCCCTATTTCTTCCTGATTTGAACTGTTTAATTTTACAAGGTTCTTAATTACCGCACCTGTGGTAAATCCTTGTATACCTACGTTGTTGTTGAAGTCAACTGTAGAAGTAAAATAACCTGTTCCGGAAACTGATAACTGATAAGCTGATGAAGTGGATGTGCCAAGTTTTAACTTTCCATTATGGTAAATGTCGTCTGTTATTGCACTTGCATTGGTCGTACCTCCTTGTATCTTAAATACATCTGTTGTTAAGCCTGTTAATGAGGCTATTGTTCTTGTCTCAACTACTCCTCCATTGGTAGTTAATAAATTGACAGATGTTGAACCTGTTGGTATGTTATTAATTTGAACCGTACCTCCGTTAAATCTATGATTACCAATATCAGAACTATAATTCATATAGCCTGTTTGGTAACCTATATATCCAACTCTTGCTGCTGCTGCTGTTCTTACTTCAAAATAACCACATTGTGATGCTGTGCCTTTTGTCATAGTAACATAACCAATAGACCCCGTGATAGGTGTTGCAATATCGTATGCGCTAACTGCTGGTGTTAAATATAATGCTCCTATTATTTGCCATTTAGAAGGCAAAGTATTGGTAATTACTGGACCAGCTATTGAGATTCCTGTTCCAGGCGTGTAATATGCTAAACTTGCAATAGTCCTACTTTCTAACGTTCCGCTATTGGAGACTACTAAGTTAACCGAACTTGAAGAAGATGGTATATTAGTAATTGTCACAAGTCCTGCACCGCTAATTTTAAACTTAGTACTATCAACCGTTACGTTACTTGCACCCGTTCTTGTAGAGATAGAAAAATAAGTATCTTGATTATTCAAGGTTGCATTTTCCTTATAAAATCCAATTTTACCGACTCCTAAATATGGACCTCCAGCTTGTGGATAACCTGATATACTGACACCCTTGTCAATTCCATATGTATCTGTCTGATGAAGCCCTATGTTACTTTGATAGTTAGCTGCGGTATATCCTAATTCGCCGACATTTAACCTTGCTAAAGCCGAATTACTCGTTGCTGTATTTATAACAACGGCATCAGCGGAAGTCGTAGTATATAAAACAGTGCCACTTCTTGACCAATATCCACCACCTGCAGCACTAGGAACCCATGCCGTTCCATTCCATGCAATCACTTGTCCTGTTGATGCTCCATCTGCTTGTAAATCACTTGGTAATAATTGCCTCCACAGAGGAGTGCCTGTAACTCCCCACGGTGCAGCGAAAACAAATTTTTGAGGTAATGAAGGAAGGGAGAATGTTAAATCAGGTGTTGTAGTTGGATCGGTAACATTGACAGTGAATAGTGGATAAGTATAACCTGTTGTTAAATCATTTGCTGAAAAATTGGTTACTGTGCCTGTGTTTGATGTCCAAGTCGGAGTGAAATACTCTAATGACGTTGCCCATGCATTAACCCTCAATATCTGATTAGCTGTTCCAAGTGAGCCTAATCCTGTACCACCCCTTGTATACGATAATAATCCACTCCACGCCACCTCAATATCAACCGCTTGTAAAAGTGATGTCGAAGGCGTTCCTGTAAGGTTTAATAATATATTTGTGTCGTCTGTTTTGGTTAATGCTGCGGGTGTGACCGTTGGAACAGTAGGAAACGTCTGTAACGTATTATCACCTGCCAAATATTGACCTGCTGAACCGCCTAAATCCAATTTATGTGCGTGTGTCGTGCCACTTACTGAATTGGTTGAAGCTAAAGTAATGTCGCTTCCTGCACCTAAAATGATTGTTCCCGATGTAGTGAAGTTGGTGAAATCCATACCCGCACCACTATTTACAGCCGTTACAGTTCCTGTGTTATTAGTAAACGGTAAATCACTAACATTCAAATATTGAACTAATCCTGTTGTATGAGCAAGTATTTGTGTGGATGAAGCATTGTAATTGATTGTACCTACTGTTAGCTCTCCTGTAACATGTAGCAAGGTATTTGGAGTTGTAGTTCCAATTCCTACCTTACCATCATTTTTAATAGTTAATCGCTCTAACCTCGATGCTGTATTTGAGCCTGTTAAAAATGATAATCTTGCAGGAACTGAACCTGTAGAAACTGTTCCATCAACAAAAGCCTCCATCCCTGCTCCGTGCTGAAAAGTAGTGCCCTCATGTCCTCCCAATACCAACCCTCCCAACCACCAACCATTAGCAACTGCCGCAGGAGACGCAAGTGTTCCTGTTGACCTATTGAAAACTATATAACCCCTGTGAACACTTGAAGCATTTGAAGAAACCAAAACATTCATGGCTGCCAAACTTGAAGCCTCGTGATAAACATTTATCCCTGCAATTGTGCTGAATGTGTTTGTTGCTGCAAGTCCACCTGTCTTTGTTACTATAATATTGTCATTGGTATAATTCCATAACAACCTGTTTTCACTTGACAATCCCCCAACACTTGTCCTTCCAAATGCTATTTCTTGGTCAGTCCAATTGACTGTTGGTATCGTCGGAAATGTCTGTAACGTATTATCACCTGCCAAATATTGCCCTGCCGTTCCACCTAAATCAAATTCGTGTGAGTGTGTCGTTCCTGTGGCTGCATTCGTGGATGATAAGGTTATTGCCGAAGGTGTACCCATGTCAATAGTCGCTGCACCTGATGTGACGGTCGTAAAGTCCATTCC